ACCACCAGCGTGAAGTCGCTATCGTCAAGGTCTTGAGCCGTAACTTGAGTGCCACGGGCATAGTTCTTGACAGCGATTTCAGGTTCCTTGATGATCTTCACCGAATCGCCCACATTGGCGATTTCGCCAAAGTAGTCGTTGTTCGTGATAGCTTCAACAACGGAAGACTTACGGAAAGCAAGCTGAACTTGCTTGGAATAGATAACCGGCGACCAGTTACCGTTAGGAAGATTGCCCCAACCCGGAGCAGCAGCAAATGCCATTTTGGTTTCTCCTATGTTAGCATTTAATACTGTCTTAGGTTTTTATCGGGCCTTGCGAGAAATAGGTGGTCAATATTGTTTGCTCTAGATTCAAATAATATATGACGGCTATCTGCTAGGGTTGTCGATACAACACTTGACAGAAACAAAAAGACGTTGCCATTTCTAGCAACGTCCCCGTTAGAACAGAAAAATCTTAGCTTGTCAAGCTTTAGCGAGCATTTCCGCTAATATCGTAAACAAATTTGCCAGAACGCATAGCCTTTACGATGTTTTCTTGATTTTGCTCATATTCAGCAATCGACATCTTCTGCACTTGGCTTTCGTAGAAGACGCCTTCTTGATCGGCTGTAGCGCTTGGTGTAGCCCGTCCGCGAGTGTTGACAGCTTCAGCAGCACCCTTCGTTTCAGGAGCGCGTGTACGCTTGTTGATATTGCGATCAGCCTTGTACAGATCGATGACACGTGCCGCAGAGCGGAAGTCATCATCGTTCTCGTACAGCGCATCCTGCACCCACTTAGGCTGCTCTTCAGCCCAATCATGGAAGTCTTCGCTGTCTTCAATCTTGTCGAAGTCGGGATGTAGCTTCAACAATTCGACACGTGCTTTTTCACGCGAAGTATTGCGTTCACTCTCATCAACCTTACGCATACGCTCTTCAAGCGTCTTCGTTGTTTCCTTTGCCTTCTTCATCGCAATGCTTTCAACAATGCGATAGACATCAGGATATTGCTTTGCCCAAGAGTCGATGTCGTCTTCGTTTGCAGGCAGCTTCATTTGCTTTTCTGTTGCTGTCTGTACCAAAGCCTTCAACTCTTCGACTTCTTTGCGAAGATCGTTTTCAACCTTCTGCGAATGCCGACGAAGATCGCTGTAACGCTTTTTGAAAGTCGCTTCTTCCGCAGACAGATTTTCCTCAGCAGCTTCTTCCTTAGCTGGTGCAGATTGATTTTGTTTGAGGATTTCAAGTTCTTCCTCGCCTTTCTTAATGCGCTCTTCCGATGCGTTTCGACGCATGGAGAATGGTGCAACCTTAGTTTGCACAGGGACAGCAATAGCAGCAGTCATCAATTACCTTTCTTTAGTCGCTCGTTCTTTGAAGAAGCTAGGATCAATTTTAGGACTAGACATCCCCATGTATGATCCAAAACCTAAACCTTCTTCGTCTTCTTCATCTGAGGATTTTTCCTCTTCATCCATTGTACCCCAGAAATCTCCAAACAAGGCATCGTCTGATGTGAATTCAAATGGGTCAGACACTTCTACAGTGGGTGTTGTACCGAACAAAGAATTGGCAATTTCTACTCTAGTCAAATCAGCACCACCAAATGCTAATTGATTTTGATAAATTGCATCAACAGCAGCATTCTTGGCGTCGTTAATAGCAGTGTTAATGTCAGTACCTCTAACAACTGCATCTGCCGCACGTTGTGCGAAAGAGCCAATTTGATCGTCAGAAAGACCAGTGTTTCTTAGAGCATCTGAAACGGCATTGCTTGCATTGGCAGCAATGCCGCCTGTACCAATAGCACCGGAAGTTGCTGCAGGAGCCTGTGCTCTTACGTCATCTTTATATATTACTTGATCAATCTGTGAAGCAGCAGAGGCTATACCTTCTGGTGTTGATGTGTCAACACCGCTTGCTCTACCCATCGTTTCTCTATTTACCTCACCAAGATATGCATTAACTTTATCGGCTCCAAATTTATTAACAGCAAGACGAAATGGCAAAGTTAAAATGCCGGGAACACCCATTGTTGATGCAATTGCGCTTAATACAGTGGTTCCAAGTTTAACATTGGCATTGCTAATGCTTGAGTTCCATAAGTCTTCACCCATAACTTCACCAGCAGGCCCGCTACCACCCGGATTATAAATCATGTCGGCCCTACCGAAGTCAGCGAGATTTTTTCCGGTATAGGTACCATAAACGTCTTGTGTGCCCCATGTTTCACCGACAGTTTTTGATGTTGTTGTAGCTGTGTCTGTTTTATTAGTGAGGCCACCAGTGATTCCACCACCAACAACGCTAAAACCACCAGCGCCACCAGTAGCACCACCTTCCTTTTCATCATCGTCGGTAGTAGTAGTAGTGCCTGTAGGCATGCCGATAGGTGTAGCACCATTAGGCATAGGCTTCATAGGCTTGCCATTGATAAACGGCATATAGAAGTCTTTTCCTGCGCTGTCTTTGAAGTAACGAATGTCTAGTGCGGGATTCTTTGGAGCCTTTGTCAAATCGTAATAGCTCTGATTTACGAAGCCACCAGTGTTAAAAGCCATCTCTGTTTGACGACCAGTTTCTTCCTTATCAACTTCCTTCATTATCTCATCAATATCACTTTTAAACTTGTCATCATCTTCTTCACCTTCTTCGTAAGTGTCATCGGCTTTTTCACCAGCTTCTTCGGCATTGCCCATCTGACCAATGTCGTTCATACGCATCAAGCCCTTCTTAGCTTGATCACGCATCTGCATCAGGCGCTCAAGACCAATGAAGCGAACAACGTCAGCAGGAAAGACGAATTCGCCCGGTGACAACTTAGCGTCAACGTCATCTCTCACTTCTTCAGCGAGACTGCCCATAGGCACATCGTTGCCACTGACGGGATCGACGTCTTTGCCATCGTCCATCATGCCACCTTCGGCAAACAACTTCTTTTTGTTGGTAGTAATGGCTCCGACGCCAACTTTATTACTACGTTTCTTTCCGAAGCCCATTGATTTCATCCTTCAGTTTTGTGAGCGCTCGTAGCGCCATTATTGCGCCTTGCGCTCTATACACCTCTGACATATCTGTTGTCTGCTCAAGCTTACGTCGATTGTTGTCAATGTAAAACTCAAGCATTTCCATATACGCTTCCCACGTATGATGGTGTATCAGCGCAGATAGCTTTGGTAAATAACGCTTCTCTATCATTGCATCGGAGGCTGTTGAGGAGCAGCGCTAAAGCCTTGTTCGCCCGGAGTAGGAGCAGTGCCAACACCAATGTTGCCACCACCACCACCGCTAGTATCAGACACCGGCATTGGCTGTTCTCCCATTTCGGGAGCAGCGCCAGCAGGCGCGGCAGGAGGCTGCATCTTCTGCAGCAACAACGCTTGCTTTGCAGCTTCTTCCATGTCGTTAGAAACCAGCTCTGGGTCCAAGTCCATCGACTTAGCAATCTCTCGGACAATGTAGGGCAACTTAGCAAACGGAGCCAATGTCGGGTTCTGCACCACTTGCAGAAATTGCAACAGACGTTGACTACGCACTTCGTTAGCCATCAACGACTCTGTACCACGTGCGTTCACTTCCAAGTCACCAACAATATCAGGATCAGGATCAAACTGCATATTAAAGCTAAAGAAAGCTTCACCAATAGGACGAAGCAAATAGTCGTCCATGTTCTTAATGACAGTTTTGATATTGATGGAGGCAGCATTCATCAGCATGGAGATGCCAGATGATGTGCGACCAACACCGCTAACGCCTGTTTGCCCGTGAGCAAACGACGGCATGCCTGTAGACTCATCGGCAAGCACTCGCGCCTTGTCGAATAGCTGAAGGTTGGTTTGAGCTACGTTAGGAAACGATGTTCCAAACAACGCCTGACCGGGTGCGCCACCTTGACGACGGAACACCTTGCCGGGAAAGACAGTGAGATCTTGTCCGGGAACAAGATTGGTTTCATCAACTTCGAAGACGAGATTGCCAGAGAGAACAGCGTTGTCTACAGCAAGACGCATGAATCCATTCATCAACGTCTGTGTATCATCCATGTTCTCAGACACACCAACACCGTACATTGAGTACGGATTTAGCTCATACGGCACCACGTAATAGGGGATACGAGCAGGCTTAAAAGGATTGAGGACAAGACGTATGACTTTGCCACCGCTGAACCAGATGTTTGCCTGCAATTCAACGCTGTCCCCAAACTCTTCTGGGATGTCAATGTCGTTGTCACGTAGCAAATCGACATCAACAGCACCCCAATATTCCAATACTTCCCAACGCTCAACGCCCATGTTGGGTTGATAGTCGCTCAAGTCGTCTTCCCAATATTCTTTGATGTAGTTGGGACCATCAACAACAAGAGCATCAATAACGCTACCACGGAACATAGGTCGACGCTTTAGCTCAAGCATCTGCGTCTTACTAAGCTTATGTCGCTCAATGAAATAAGAAGACTCTGCAATGTTGCTAGCATCAGGATCAACATAGCTGTTCCAAACGCTAACATGCGACGATTTCGGCATCGTCTTCATAATAGGCTTGTATTTGCCATTTTCCCAACGCGGATATTCCTTGTCTACAGCGAATGGGCCTTTCATAATGCCTGTGCCAAACAATGCACATTCAAACGCTGTAGAACGAAGATGAGTGGCAGCACCGCTTTCGTCTAGCTGATCCCGTATCTTCTTATCCATCTTCTTCGCAGCAACTTGTGCAGGAGAAAACGTAATTTGTGTTGGAAGCTTGCCAGCGCCTTCTTTGACATTGAGTCCTTTGAAGGCATTCTTCATCGATCCGAGCAAGTCTCCAATCTTTGTGCCGGGAGGCAAAGGCTTGCTGATGTCAATGGCAGGCGCTGCAGGCTGTCCAGCAGCCTTCTTCTGCTCTTCTGCCATGTCGATGTGGACATGCTCTGCAACACCAATGGGCTGCGGTGTAGGATCAACAGAAAGAGGAAACTTGTTGCCGGAAAACAAGACATCTACGATTTGTCCATACGCAGCCAACACCTTTGTCTTCGTCACCTTGATGAATACGCGAGACTTCTCAGCCTCTGTAAACTTCATGTCGGGTCCATAGATGCCGCGATAGTTGCGATAGGCACGAAGCCAGCGTTCTTCGTCATATCGACGGGATTGCTTAGAACGGCTATATCGTTCTTTGACAAAGCTGACAAGAGAGCCACCAGAGAAGGTGGTTTCACCACTATCATCTGGTAAAGCTACAGACTTGTCATCCATAAAAGGTTTATCGTTACGAATAGCCATAAGTTTTCCTTGGTGTTCTGCGTTATATCTCAATTCTTACCGAATTGGGAAGTAGGGCTTGCAGTGTCGATTTCCCTTCGATAAGTTCCATTTCGCAGGAACAACTTGTATGTTGTAGGGATTGTGAAGACCTGATACTTGTTTAGAGCAAAGTGGATAAATGTGATCAAGATGCCAATCTGTTCCTAAATTTTTCTTACGGAGATCACATAGACGATATGCTTCTTCAAAAACAAACTCAAAAAACTCAACGTCCCACTCAACAATTCTTTGTTTTCTTTTTGCGCGATTTATAGACTTTAATGAGTTTCTATACGCTTTATTTTTAATATCAAACTGACGATCATACTCTGCCTTTTTATCTTTACGTGAATCTCTATACTCTTGAGTTTTTTTACGATAAGCATCAGTTTTTGTAAAGTGTGACATGCACATTACACATGTTCCTGTAGATGTATATCTTAACGAATCGTGATTCTGAGGACACTTTTTATCACTACGATAAAAAAGTTCACTATTTTGTTTTGCAAGTTTACGATAGTTCATATCAATATCCAAAAGTTTTATCAAATGGATTATTGTATCGATCTTTATGGTTTGAATTGTAGTCAAAAATATTTGCACTACGCGGACGAGTCATTATTCCATAACGTAGAGCGTCGATTGTATGGTCATTTTTTACCTTAGTATCGACATCCTCTGGATTATTTTTGTCTAGAGGAATTGAAGGAAGATCGGCAATCAATTGTGTGCAGTTTTGGAAGATGGTCATGCGAGGATGACCTGTGTAGGTGTCAATTTGCAGCCTACGATGTATCTCATTCTTACCAGCAATGCGACTACCAGCACTTCTGTCAGAAGGTCGCCACTTACATCCCTTCAATATCATTCGTTCGGCAATAGATGGCCCAGTATCTCCACGTTTTGCCCAACAAGAGCTATCCAACACACCATATCTGATGCGTTCACCAGCTTCAAGCGTCAATATTTTCTCTGCCAAGTCTTCGGCAAGCACTTTTGTAACGTATAGCTCACGATACACCACCAAACTATCATCAGGAGCAACAGCAATCCATAGCACAGCACTAAAACTGCCATAGCCATAGTCGCAAGCACGAAAACGAGTCCAATCGGAAGGGATAGAATAAGGCTCGACCACATGAATTGATCGTTTGAACTCAGGAAATGCAGCACCTTCCGCAACATCCCAATCTCCTTCTAGTAGTTGACGTCTTTGATGCTCTGGCAAAGACAAAAGCATTGTCTCATAGTCACCAGACTTAGTCAAAAACGGATTATCAGAGAGCTTTGCAGGAATAAATCGACGCTTAAATAGCGGCTGTCCCTGTTTGCTGTGCCCTTCTGGGTAGGTCATCACATCGCCAGTGTCGATGTCAGTAGCCCAGAACGCTTCACCGGGTGGTGAAGGGTCAATGAACATCTTCTTAACCCATGCATGCCCTCTGTTGCCGGGGTTTGTAGACGCTCTCATATACACAGGCAAGTCAGACGCCGATGTACGAAGACGAGAACGCATGTAGTTCCACGCAAACGGTGTTGCCCACTGTGTCAATTCGTCAAAACCAATCCAGCTAAACGACAAACCTTGATAGCGAAGCACATCTTCGTCTCTATCAAGGTAGGACATCCACAGCCTGCCACCACCCGGCACTTCCCATTGAAACTTACGCTCACTCCATTTGATGCCGGGAATGATTTTGGGATAGAGTTCTTGAGACTTCCACACCAGTTC